CGCAGCACATCAAACACAGTGTGTTTTGCTCCGTTATAACTAATTTCGATCTCGCCTTCGTATTGACCGGGGTCTACATCAAGTACCCCGCCAGTAAAATTAAAACTTACTTTACCGTTTACAGCATCAGTTTTAGTGCAATTGATCGTGGACAACAGCGTAGTACTACCTGCGGCACGAAATTTAACTACGACGGTAGTTGTACCGGCAGATAAATCAATCGGTAGCCCAGTGTTCTCGTCAGTCAGAGTCAGATTGATCTCTGGCTTACTGTCGTTCTGGACTAGGCGTATAACGTCGCTCATATCTTCTCCTATGCAAAAGGTCGCATCTGCACAGTCATCGACGCCCTAGCGACGCCTAGGTTGGCCTTAGCACGGCGGGCTGCTGTCTTATATGCAAATTGTTTAGCGTGATACGTAGCCAGTTCTCGGTCTGCCCATGACTTACCGGGCAATACTAGCAAGTGTTGCAATGCCCCATGGATAATTAGTTGCTCACACTCATCAAACGGCGTCTGATCCATTCCACGAGAACTAATGCTAGGCTTTAACGCCACGAACATTTTGACATCATAAGTCTTAGAGTTGTCTGGAACTGGGACAACAACAAAATGGTCAGGGTCAAACTGTGAAATGTGGCGGGGGTCAGACCTTTTACTAGCCTCAGTTGCAGGCCAGTCAGGATACTGAGCATGAACTTGTTCCTGCGTAAGTGGGGTAATTTTTTCGCCGTTTACTGTCGAATGAATTACCGCCACGATTTCCGAGTTCTCAGGAGTCTCGTACTCATACTCATACACCCCGGCTGTTAGACGAATAAGCGGCTGCTCATAACGCCACACTAGCGTTTTTTCACATACCTCTATAGCAGCGTCTCGAACATACTGCTCAATAGTAGGACGCGGGCAACCCGGCACACTGGGAGCCAGTTTAGATTCAAGAGATAAAAAAGTCCGCGTAGCCATTTACACCACCTGATTAGGTTGTAGTCCTGCTTCTTCGGTATCCGTAACCGGACGGGCTTGGAAGTTAGTACTCAACGCCTGAACAAAAGACTGTTGGAACAACTGAGCGCGGTTTGAGTTCACATGCTCGTTATCAATAGATTCCGCCAAGAAAATTGTGCCGTCAACTACGACGGGGAAATACGCATCAGGCAGTAAATCTACAGTCTCACCAAGGACGTAATTCTTCGGGGCTTGCGCGTACTCAATAATCAAGACCTGCGAAGCAGGAGCTTTGGGGTAAATAAAAAAGCGGTTGTTGTTACGTACATGCCGCATCCAATTTACACACGCACCGGGGTCATCATTAGCCCAGTCGGGATATGTCTGGTCAAGAGTCAACCGATTAGTCTCTCGTACCGCTGCTCCATCCTTTACACGGAATACTTCCATGATTCGAATAGAATCAGAAGGAGCAGTCTGTAGTACCTCTCCCGCAGTAGTAGTGAACTCCGCTACTTTAGCGAATAGGTCAGGACGCAACACTGCCATGCGCTTGAGCGCCTGATTCGCAAAACCGAGTAACTCGGTATCCGAATAGCGTTGCAGCACCGCGTTTGCATTGGTATCCTGCAACATACGGCGAACTTCAACGATAACAGTGTCGAGTATCATTACATCAGCCCTCTAGATGCTTCGATGTTTAGTTCTTCATTTACAACGACTGGCTCCTCTGGAACATTCTCAGTCTCCAACACTAGCCCAGACTTACGGCCTTTTTGTTTCTTAGGAATAAACTTTTCAGGAAATGCTTCTTCTTCAGTCACTTCCTCGCATATAGGATTCTCCGCGAGAATTGGATTCCAGTCGTAGATAAAACCGTCTCTTTTGTTTCGTAGGAATCGCGCCATCACTTACTCCTTTTCGCTGCGTTCATATTATCGACCAAGTTAGGGTACTTGCGCCCCGCTTTCTTAGCCGCTGCTTTTGCCTTTGCTTTTTGCTCAGGCGTTAAAGGTTTCGATTTACCGATTCCCTTAGGTCTTGGTTTATTCCAGACTTCCATATCAGCACTTCCATGCCCGAAGGCTTTTATTGATCCGGCTATTTGGATCGTTTGCTGTTTTCTTGGATGTCAGCTTCTTCTTCATCCCTTCCATCCTCGCGCAGAACGAATCTCTACGGGAGCCGCCTTCAGGCTGCGGAGGTTTTAGTCCGGGTTTACCCGGATTGGCTTTGTTGTAAGCGGCGCGACCCTTAGCATTTAGCCCGCCATCAGGGTCTTTACCCTCCTTACGCTGCCATGCTGGGGTCTTAGCCATCATGCCACCTCGTACCAAATAGTGACAGAACAATCTGCTGGGAGGTCGATATAAACACCATTGGCAAAAATCATTCCGTCGCCGGGCATATCAACTTGTGTAATCCCCTTACCGTACGCATTGATTGAATAAAACGGGTCAGACACACCGGGCGTAGTATCTAAATCATAGTACTTAACGATGGCATCACTTCCGCCGCTGTGCATCACCATTGTCTTGAGCATACGACAATGCCCACTGATGGCAACACCATCGGTGGTTACTTGTACTGCTCTAACTCCTAGCACAGCCATAACTGTTCTCCTTTAGAAGAAAGGGGGCCGAAGCCCCCTTCCGTTTAGGCGCAGTCAGCAACCAATGCCCACACGCGAACAACTGCTGCATCAGCAGCGTTCACAGTGATGACATCAATCGTATCAGCAGCGCTGTAGTATTTACCAGCACCATAGCCTACGAACGTGTTCGGAGTGCCTTCAGCGAGGGCAGCAGCCGAGCAGTAAGAAGCAACAGTGTTGGCGTTCACGCCATCCAACCAACCGTCAGCATCAGTACCATCACCGATGTCAACAGTCAGAGTGCCGCCTTCAGCAGTCACAACGTCCATACCAACCGCCATCACCAACGACTTGGCTGGGATACGGATGGCTTCAACGCCGTCACCTGCACCGATGGCAGCAGCGCCAGCAGCAGTACGAGCAGCAGAAATTGCTGCGAAATCAAGTTCAACCTCGTAACGGGTGACCTTGTGCAAACCCTCTGCGCGAGGAGCGGCTGAGCCTTTGTTGTAGCCCAACGATTCAGTAAGAATAGCCATGATAAATCTCCAAAAAAGTTACGAACGGGGGCCGAAGCCCCCGACCTTTACAGGGTGATAACAGCCTGAGTCAACGCTTCAGGTTTCACAACCTTGTAGCCATACACTTGCAGACCACGGATGATGTTGCCGAACGTGGTTTCAGAGCGGATGGTTTCCATGTTGGTCATTTGCGAAGCAAATGTGAAACCCATCTTGTGACCGCCGATAACGCTGAACTTACCAGAAGACACGTTCAGGTTGTGGCTCACATAGAGGGTGAAGCGGTCGATCATGCCGAGACGACCATTGCGCAGCGGAGTCATGCTGTCACCGGTCAAAGACGCATCCTTCAGGTCAGAACGCTTGATGTAACCAGCCATCTTAGCCGGGATAACCAAGAAACGATCTTGCTCAGGAGCGTTGGCTTCGTCAAGAACAGTACCCATATCAACGATCAAGTCGATGACGTTGGTTTTGTCGATGGCAAGAGCCGAACCGGTAGTGCCAAGGTCGATGTCACCAGAGATACGACCAGCAGTTGCGCCTTTGTTCAAGGCGGAAATGTCTGGAAGGATGTCGGTGAGAACGCGCTGGTCAATCTTGATCTTCATACGCTCGGAAGCGTCTTTAGACCATTGATCCATCAGGTTGATGTCCGACTGAACCTTGTCCACATCATCTTCGATACAGGCAAAATACTCGCCCTTGTCGATCACGAGTTGGAGTTTTGGCTTGTCAGGATTTTCAACCGACAGCGTTTGACCTTTGACATAGGTCTTGATGGTGATCTCAGGAGTGGTACGGATATTGACCGTATCACCGTGCTGACGAATCTCGCCTTCGTAATCAGTATTGGAAATAGCAGCCAACACAGTTGCGTCGTAGAAATTCTCGATCAGTTTGCCCGACCAGATTTCGGGAATGAAATTGCCGCTGTAGTTAGGGCGGCCACCTGCGTTAGGAAAAGACATGTTAGTTCTCCAAATTAAGCGTTAGCAACAATGCGCCCATCTCGCTGTGCAGCGAAGATGTCGCGTTCGATGCGGTCACGCTCAGCCTCTCGCCCTTTGTACTTACCCTGACGGACATCGTTGAAAAAGTCCTTAATGTCAGACGGAGAGTACTGGCGAGAAGTTTGACCAGTGGGTACGTTCGTGCCGCGTCCGCGACCCGGCGATACCTGCTTTTCAAGTTCTGAGGCAGACCGATTAGGTTGAGCATTAGCAGTCGATTGGTATCTACCAGTAGCTTGAGAGAATGTACTGAAGAAAGCCGCTACACGTTCCACATCGAGATTCTGCTGTGCCTGCTCTAGATACACTTGACGGTTCATTCCTGTCATCGGATCAACTTCTAGTAGCCAACTTTGGAAGTCAAGATCATTATTGATATGCTGCCAGTTGGGTACGAGATGTGACAACGAATTCCAGAAACGATCCTCAGCACTAAGTGCTTGTTGCTGAGCAACTCGCTGTACCTGAGGCACAACAGATGTGTTAAGGCTGGTAGCAATTTGGCTGATTGCGTTTTCAAGCGCAGCCAGCTTGCCGATCATAGGAACAAGTTCCTCTCTCGACACTTTGCGCATTACATCCAGCGACTCACCATACTCCTCTTTCTCTTTATCAGAGACGAGAATAGGAGCCTGCATACTCGCAGGAGCCTGAGATGGTGCGGCAGATAGAGACGAAAGCAACTGCTCCATCTGACTAACACGGGACTGCAACTCTCGATTAGTGGCGTGTAAGCGCGGAACTTCCGCGTTGTACATACCCTGAAGAGTTCGCCATTTCTGAGCATAAGTCTCAGAATTTGCGTCGTCATTGCTTTGCTCTGTACCTGACGACGGCGCAGCATTTTCAGTAGCAGCACTGTTGGCAGCAGGCGCTTCATTCTCAGCAGGCGTCCCAGCGTCGGGGGAAGGGTCATTAGACGATGGAGTATTCTCCGCGCCTTCGGTTCCCTCGCTGTTGAGTTGCTTGTAGAGTTCCTGAACGGCCTCAGTCTGTTTACGAATTTGCTCTGGTAATGCCATGATGTACGCTCCTATCGGTGTGCGTTAAAAGAATTTTGGGGCGAGGATGAATCCTTTGCCGCCAGATCAGGGGCATCTTTGACGAGTTTGTAAATCTCGCCCAATACCTGACACCGCCCCTGTTGGAGTGCCGGGTTGTTTACTGCCTGCGGCAGTTGTTCTAGCTCGTGCATACGCCAGTCTTTCAGAAAGTCCAGAATCTCTGGATACTGTCTGACTGTGACAGCGAACGCTTTGATAACTTTTGGATCGGGGCGGATCATGCTGCCCCCGTCTGTTTATTCGAAACTACATTACCCTCTGCTCCGCCCTTAGGCGCACCATCAGGCTGCGTAGGAGTAGACGTAGCGCCTTTAGCTTGCGACATAGCAAGCCGCGCCTGCGTACGCGATTCAAAAAGAGCTTTCTCTTTGGACGGAATAAGCTCGTCCACTGGCATCTGAAGTCCCTTAGCCACTTCGCGCAGCACTGCCGCACGCCCATCTTTACCCATGATCTCCATGTCGATCTGGTTGGCAGTAGCAGTTAGGAACTCGATACGGCGAACATTCATCTGCTCTTTGTTCGCAAGGTTAATTGCTCCACGCGGCATGATGTCGAGGTCACCCTTGATGGATTCATCCTCGTCGTACCGCATGTTGTAGATGTACTGTCTCTCAACGATAGGCTTAATCACATCCGAATCAATGTGCATCACCACTTGCCGGATGCCCTTACCAGCCGACCCCATCAGCATGGACAGTCCAGATGATGTGCGACCTGCGCCCTGTACATTGAGGTCACCGTATAGATATGCGGGAATACCCGAATGGTCGTCAGCCAGTCGGCTGAACTTATCGTAAACAGCGACAAGCGTATTCGCGTTGTCCTCAGGCTGTGAGAAACGCACCGCTGGTGCGCTCGACCCAGCCGGATCGTTCATTACCTGCCAGATTTTCCACGGAGAGATTTGAGTAATATCTTCGTTTGCCGGGAGACGTTCGAGATTAACTTCGACTTGAGGGCCACTAGCGATGCCCATGTTGTTGACAAGTGCCCGCGCAGCCGCGTTACATACGTTCTGAATATCTTCAATAATCTCTGGTATGCCTTTACCCCAGAACGCACCGGGGCACTTGATAAAAGACGTTTTAGCATAAGGCTTCTCCCCTAACGGATCGTAGTTTAGGACAGCCTTAATGACATAGTTACCTACTACCCAGACGTTTGCATCGTACTCTTTTGCTGAGTCAGGAACCTCATCTTCGGTCATCCCCCACTCCTGCAACATCTTGCCGGAGACTTTACCCCAGAACTCAAGGGCGTCAAAGATTTCAGTCGGACGCATTTCCGTATGGTATTTACGCTCCTCCTGTTCCTTGATTAGCTCGACATCTTGGTTGATCCAAGACTGTCCATTACCGATCTCAAGTACTTTACGAATAGCGTCGTCGTCATAACCCGGCACACCGATCAGGTCTGCCAGTTCCATACGAGTCAGGGGGTGATGCTCAAAGATGTAGCCCTCATGGACATTGGAAATGCCCGGCTCAGGAAAAATACGGAAGGGATCAACACGCTCGAACTCCGGCGCAATCCGGTCAACAGGCAGGGCTGTAGTACGGCCTTGCTCGTCTTTACCCCAGCCTAGCGCACGCTGACGGCGTACCACTGGCCCTTTGATGAAGGCTGCTGGGAATGTGACCAGATCGGTGATGAAATCGTTGAACGCCTCAGCCCAGCCACCTTGAGCAAACTGATCGCTGATACGATGCTTCATACGATCAGCGCGGTTCTGAGCCTCTTGCAGTACACGGAAGCGGAAATCTTGCGAAATCATTTCGCGCAGTTCAGCCATCTCCTGCTGCGAGGGCGCACGATCTTGTGCTTCGATGATCTTCATGACCTGATCGTAGAAAATCTTTTCTACCTCAGCCTTTTGTGCGGGCTGCAAATCAGGGATCGGAGTTGGCTGTGCATCCCACGGAGGAGTGCCAGTATCTAGGAGGATGTCCCTGAGCCAAGACTCCGCTGCGCGGCACTTGACTTCGGTAATCATCATGAACACTTCAGACCCGCCTTGTTTACGGATCGCTGTCAATTTATCTGCTTCGTACTCGCCGTTACGCTGGCGCATAGCCCTTAGCATCTTCTGCTCAATGGGCTTCTTAGCAATACGCGCTGCGTCCCAACACTGCCGCAAGTAATCGGAGATACCCAGAATAAAGGGCGTGTTCTGGCGGTCAGCCAGTTCTCTTTCGAGCTGCTCCTTTTCGGCTTTTACAAGTTGGTCGTTCGAGACGACCCGCAGTATTGAGAGGCCAGCCATCAAGATTCCTTCTTGTACTTAAACAGATCGCGCTTACCGACTAGCTTTCTGGGTGTAATGTCGGTGGCTCCTAGCTCTGCGACTCGTGGTTTAGGAGCTTCAGGCTCAGGCATCGGTTCTTCTTCAGGAACGTACCCACCCTCCGCATAGCCTTTAGCTTGCGGGCGGTATGGCTTGCCCATCTTCGGGTTATCCGAGTAGCAAGTCGAGGGTTTTCCTTTTCCGTTCATATGCTCCTCCTACTACATATTGTAGTGTAGGTCTAGCAGGAAGTATATACGGGTGTCAAAGAAAAAAGAACCCCCGGATTTCTCGACGGGGGTAAAGCCGCTGGAAGGGAACAGCGGGGCGAAGGAGAAATAAAACGACAACTATGTCCACCCCACCGCCGACGCTGGCTTGATTTCCCGCCGCTGGGCGAGCATCTGACCCCCACCGGTAGTGATATGGAGCATGAGATATTGTAACGCTTCGGCAACATGAGAGTGTTTGTTTTTCTCAATATCCATGTCGCCACGGGGTTTATACCTATAGCCCCCCATCATGGCGGCTTTGAGTTGAGTGCAGCCGGGATCGACAATGAACGCTGGATCGCCGTCAACCTGACGCATCAGGTATTCGTCCACCGCGTTGATTCGCGCCGAGACATTATTCGTCTTAGCCGGGATAACCCGCAGATTCTCCGCCTTAATGATGTCCACAGCAGAACGCTCATCCGTCTGCGCCCGCTGAACACCCGCCGGATCAGTAACCACCAATATGGGCGCACCGGGGAACCTCTCGTAAAGTAAGGGCTTTAAGACGGTTCGGACAAATCGTTGGACACCCATGTCAAAACTGACCGCTTCCGCCAGCACGAGGGCACGGCCTCTGGCATCTTGTTGCCCGATGACGGCGGCTGGGGTAAGCCCCAAGTCCATCCCGATAACAATGGGTCGAACCCCATTGTTGATATAGCGAAGTTTCTGCTTAGCCATATGGTAGTCAGGCCGGAAATACTTGTACACCGGCATACCAGCCGAGGACAGTCCATACTCGCCGTCGATGTAAACTCGGATGTATTCTTCGGAACGACCCTGAGTGTCGTAGTACCCCTCTGGTAAGTTCTCGACGTTTTCTGCGTAGATGCTACGACCCGAAGGTTGCTTGAATACATCCCATCCGTTGTCATTGGGCGATACTCCGTCCTTGGGATCGAGTCCTTCCATCTGATAATACCACCAAGTATCCATGGTGGGAGGGTTAGTATCGCCCCACATACCGTGCCAAGTCGGGCCACCATCCTTGGCTGAAGGAAAACGACCGATACGTTTGGACATTGCGTCCACAATATCCGGGTGGATGTCCCGGCACTCGTTGAACCACGCGAATGTCAATTCCAGCGAGTTCAAGTTGGCTACATCGTCCGCATCGTCCAGCGCACGGAACATAATCTCGCACTCTACGTCCCCCACTTTAAAGAAATAGGTCTTGGTGGTACGCATATAGTCGCCGCATACCCCCGGTGGGAACCAGTCGAGGAA